GTGGGCAGGCAGGTCGACAAAATGAAGTTCCGACTATTCGGCAGACAGAACGAGCCCGAAGAGCGTCACGATGACGAGGAACGGTCCATTGCCCCCACTGGCGAGGTGGATATTGTTCCAGGCAAAGCCGACGATGAGCTCGACCTTGCGCTCTACGAGCACGTTACCCTTGAGTCCGACGCTCTCGGCGGCGGTGCCTACGCGGACGCCCTCATCCCCTTGGCTGGGAATGTCGCCGACGCTGCAGGGCAGTGGAACCATGCCGTCGTGCGCTTCCCCGAGGGAACCGGTTGGAACGACCTGCTGAACCGCAAGACTCCCGGCTGGGAAGAATGGAAGCAGCTCGGAGTGTTGAAGGACGGGAAATTCCGGCCCCAGGCGGCCATCAAGCAGGCCAAGCTGCAGCCCGTCGCGGTGGCCAACCTGGCCCTTCAGGGCGCCGCCATCGTCGTGGGGCAGGCGTACATGGCGGAAATCAGCAAGGAGCTCGAGGGCATACAGTCAAGCATCAGCGCCATCCAGGAAGAGATGAGGATGGAGCGCGAGTCCGACGTCGAGGCGAGCTTCGAGCTCCTTCGGGAATACCTTGAGCTCTATCCGCAAATCAGCGACAACCCCGAGAGGCGGCAAGCCGTCCACGGGGCCATAGAGGGTATACGCAAGGACGCCCTCGCCGCCTGGGCGTTCGAGCTCAAGGCCATGCGCTCGCTCGACGATTGCCTCGCAGCACCTCGCAGGATGAAGAACGATGCTGTGTCCAAGAGCATCAGCGAGTTCCGCGCCAAGGAGCGCGACGCGCAGGCGGCCTTCCGGCTCTTTGTGGCGGCGGAGCAGGCTAGCATGCAGTACGACGGTGACTTCAGCGAGGAGCGCATCGCGTTCGAGCGCGAAAGGCTGCATAAAGGCATTGCCGAGTACGGCGAGGTGCGTGGCTCAATCCAGAAGACGCTTGGAGAGCGCATAGAGAAGATTTCGGGCAACCTGCTCGAGATGCCGGACGCCGTCGATGACGGCTACGAGCCCCAAAACCCCCTTTTCGACGCGGCCCACTTCGTAGGGCAGAACGCCCCTAGGCTGTGGCTTCCCGCGATGAGGGGCGAGGCGGAGCGGAGGCTCGACTCCAAGAAGAGGCGTTGGAGCGAGGTCGCGATGGCCTCCGACCCGATAACCCCCGTCGGTGAGGACAGGGAGAGCAGGCTCGCCCAGATGGACTTCATCTACAACAGGGCGGACACCATGGTCGTCGACGAAGACGGAGTGCATTTCATCAGAATGCGGCTGGATGCAGAAACAGATCCGGAAGAAGACGACGATGATGTCGGCACTGACGAATCTGGGGGAACGGACTAATAGCGGCAGAGGGTAACTGTCGCCGTTATGGGCGAGATTGCTTAGCTACTCAAGCTTTACGTTTGAATGCACCGGGCTCTTTGGGATGTGAAATGCCGCTGGGACAAATTGTCCCAGCGGCATTTCACTCATTCTCTTCGTCTTCGCCGCTCCTGTCGCCATTATCTTCCGTATAATCCGGTTCGTTCTCGCGGTTCCAGGCCCTACCGAACAACTCGTGTCCCTCAGACAGTTCGAGAACCTTGTTATCGCTGATGACCTTTGGAATTTCTCCGGACTGCGTATATTTCTCCACCTTGTCTATCGCAATGAAGATCTGCTTGTTGCTTTTGCTGTAAACGTCGAGGAGCCCAATGGTGTGTCCGTCTTCAACCTGTTTGATGCCGGGCGAGTCGTGGATTGCAAATTTCAGTGGAGTCTGGTTCAGTAGCACAACATCGAGCAGGAACATGCCTCTGTTCCTCGATCCGGTTCCATCGTCATTCGGCACGGAGAACTTGTAATGGTCCGGATCAGTTATTTCGATTTTCGGAGCGGTGACCTCGCCGGCGGAAGCTAGTCTGTTGAGGTCCACGAGTTCTTTGTTGATGGAGAATTCGATGTCGCGGAGGTAATCCATTTCGATTTGCTTCCGTTGCTCATTGACCACCTTCAGCTGATTCTTGTGCTGGAGGTTGTTATCGTAAATCTCGTTGGCGCGTCGTAGCTGTTCAACGAGGGCACTGAGCTCCGCGTACTCCTCAAATGCCGATCTCGTCAAATCCGAGACCTCCCCTGCCTCGCTGATGGAGTTCTCAATACGCTCGATCTGGATGTCGAGTTCCGATATCCTGGCGCTTATATCTGAGGATTCAGCTTTATGCTGTTCTCTTAAGTTCTTCACGATGGAAGAATGGAAATTTTCGACCTGTTCTATCGGGGCAATGTCGATTCCAGGAAAGAACTTTTTCAGCTTTTCGAAGTCCTTCGTTTTCCTGAAGTCGATGAGCTTCAGGTCGCGTTCCATTGCTCGTAGGGTTCTTTGGAGTGAAGCTTTGCTTCTCTTCAAGGAGACGAGTTCTTCTTTGAGAGTTGCGACGTACTCCTGCTTTTCGAAGTCAACATCCAGGGTACCGGTATCGCAGCTGCCCAGGAAGCTGTCCAGCTGTTCTTCGATGGCCTCAATCCTCTTCTCATTCTCCTTGTATTCTTCGCGATCGGCAGCCGGCCGGATAAGTCTGCGCTTCGCCGCGCTGTCAAATGCCTTCTTGTCGAGGTCAAGGTTCTCTTTTCTCTCCTCGATCTCCGCTACCGCCTGATATTTCCCGTAGAGACGCAGCAGACGCAGCAAGTCGTCCGAAACTTTCTTTTTCGACGAGGTCATCAAAGGCCTGTCAACATCATCGTGTTTGAGGCCGTAGATGCGGAAGAACGGGCTCTGGAGGTCGCGGAAGCTTGACCCCAGCTCCCCGAGTTCGTATTTTGCAGCGAGCCAGTCTCTGTACGCCTCGATTGGCATCGACCCGCCGGTACGGTTGCGATTCTCATCGCATTTCCAGACGTTTTTCAAATCGACGGTGTCCCTGCAAAACCTGTACACCCCGTCGGGGAATGAGTGCGTGAAGTGAACCCTATGGTGTCCCACATTTCGGATCATGCTACTCGACTTCTTGCCATAGGCGTCACCGCCCAAAGCAAAATCGATTGCCAAAAGGAACGTGGTTTTTCCGATGGAGTTCTTCGCGTCGGACCCCCCGATGACGATGTTCAGACCAGGGTGCAGTGTTATTGCGGGACGGGTGATGCCCTGATCCTTAAATTGGTCGCAGAAGATTTCAGTCAACATATCGCAGCATCCCTTCCGGGGTGATCTCGATCTTGCCTAGTGCATAGAGGCAGTCGAGCGCGTCGAGGAAACCCGACATGTCTCCGCATTTCGTCTTTGCCTTCTTATAAAGCTCGCTAGGGGCCAGCTCCTCGGTTTCAAGCAGTTCAAGGATTGCAGGAAAATGAGCAATGGTGCTCTTAGAAAACGGGGTGACCTTACTCGGTAATTTCATCGAACACCTCACAATTCTCGACAAGATACGCAGCGAGTGCACGGCAGGCGGTTGTTCGGCAGCCCGTCTCACGAGAAATCCAATCGACAATCTTCTCAAAGATAAGGTTTTGGTTCGGCTCGCTTTTTCGGAGCTTCAGATATGCCAGCTTTGCGGTATACAAGAATTCATCCGAGTCAAATCCGTTTACGCCGTCCCGCTGAGATATCCCATTCTTGATGAATAGGTAGTATCGGGAAACAAGGCCCTCGATGTCGGCCCTTAAAGCGCCCTCGGTTGGATGAATCTTCTTTTCGATTTTGACGGGCTCGTACCGAAGCCCTCCAAGCGCTTGCGGCTCCGACATCTTGTTCAGCGAGTCGAGCAGCTCTTCAAGGTCTCCGTTCAGCTCCATATCGTAGAGCGATTCTTCTGCGAGGTATCTACGTTTTGCGTCGAGCTTGTTAGCCATCAGCTTTGCGCACTTCTCAATGCTGAAATGGTTCTGGTAGTCCATCGCGCATTCAGGGGTGAGCAGCGCCCTGTTGTCGGTTGAGGAATAATCGAATCCGTTGTCGAAGTCGGGCACGAACGATTCGTCGTACATTCCCAGAAGCGCCCGCCTCAAATCATTCCTTTGTCTGTAATCGAGTTCGGGCGGAACAATTGTTACGAGAGCGCATCTCCTCAAATGTTTGCTGCAGAGAAAGCACCTGTTGGCGCATTCGTCCCTCAGATAGGAGTTTTCGGTCTCTTCCTCGTAGGTCATCTGCAAGGGCAGCTCTGCTTGAGATTGCTCCGCTGACAAGCTCTCGTCAACGTCCCCATTGATTATCTTCGCAAAGAGCTCCGCAAGCGCTTTGGGAGCATTGTATGTCCTTGAATCGGGAAGATGCCCCGCGAGATCTTTCCTCAAGTCCTCAATCGCAGAATCATTTTGCCCAATAAGCCAATTCGTGAACTTCTCCGTATCGATATGACCGCGGAGCAACTTCAAGTAGCTTCCCGCGCTCCCGTGCAGGGGAACCGGAATCTCGTAGAAATGTTTGAATGTGGAATCCGCTCGATTCAGCTTGCTATTTTTCAGGTCTTCCACATCAACGATGTTCTCGAATAGCAGCCTTGTGAACCCGTCGTTCGACATCTCTGTGCAGATGTGCCTGTGCAGCGCTTGGGCGAATTCGCAAAACTGAATCGAACTCATATGTTTCCCCGGTCGGTAATGGTTACGCGCCGTAACCCCGCATAACCCTGCGTAGTACGGCCTCTTCAAAAAACTTGCCAGAATCCTCCCCAGGCAGTTGCTCAGAGCAGCTATCCGAATTGGACGGATCAACAGGGGCTTTATCCGCTGCCAATTATACAACCAGGAACACCTGCAATTTTCATGGTTGATGCAGGGCTAAGGAGGATGCGCATGACCTAGAGCACGGAGGCACAGAAGCAGACGGGGTACGCGACCCGCTGCCTGCCGTTTAAAAAAACGGCTGGGCGCCGGGGCCTTCGCGCTGCCTTTGTGCCCACGCCGGGGAAGGCATCCCATGACCGATAAGAAGCAGCCCGAAATCAAGATCCCGAACACGAAGACCGAGGACGAGAAGGACGGGAACGTCATGATCGCCATGCGCCTCGTCCAGCAGCCCGTCCTACCTCAGGACGTCTACTCCGTCAACGAGGTCGCGAAGCTCCTGGGCATGGACAAAAAGCGCGTGTACAACTACTCGCGCATGCCGAGGAACCCGCTCCCACTGCGCAAGTGGCCCAACGGTGGCCGCGGCGCAATCGTCCTGCGCGACGAGCTGATCGAGTGGCTTCGCGATTTCACGATTCTCCCCGAGGAGTATTACCCGAATACCGAGAAGTAATACTTCAGACATAGGCACCCCCTAGAGCGTCCGAAAGGGCGCTCTTCCTCTCTCAACGAACGCCAGATTGGTTCAATGGCGCCGTGCGCACGGCATTCCCGCCGCTGGACGCCTTGGCCGGGCAGAACGCGGCAGTCTGTAACAAGGAGACAAGATGCACGACAACAGTTACACCTTCGGCAACGTGGAAGAGCACGTGAAAGAGCACGACGATTCCAAGATCAAAGCGATGCCGCCGCTCTTCACTACCTCCGAGATTGCCGAGTACTTGCAGGTGAGTACCTCCACGGTGTACCGCCTGATCCGCGACGGAGCTCTCAAGGGCGTGCGCGTCGGACAGTCGCTGCGCTTCACGCGCAAAAACATCGAGGACTTCCTCGACAGCTGCGCCGTCGACGAGAACGACTAGGAGCCGCATGACAGGCGGGGCCGGAAGAAGAACGGGGACATACGACCTGCGGGGCAGGAGCTTCACCAGCGTCTATGACTTCATGGCGAAGGAGCTGGGGCTCAAGGGCACCGAGCTGCTGCTCTACGCCCGGATCTTCGGGTTCAGCCAGGCCGGCAAGACCTTCTACGAGAGCCGCACGGGCACTGCAGAATTCTTCGGCTGCACGCCCCGGGCAATCACCGCAGCAGCAGGGAGGCTCGTTACAAAGGGGCTCATCGAGGAGGTGCCGCCGACGCCGGAGGCCGCAAGTCTTGGGACACGCTGCTACCGGCCATGCGTGGGCCCTCTCGCCAAGGTGGGTCTCGCTCTGAGCGCCCCCGAAGAAAGTTCGGGGGCAGCGGGGCCGACCCTTGAAGAAACTTCAACCCTGCACCGCGGCACCCCCGAAGAATCTTCACTCCAAACGGCTGAAGCCCCTGAAGAGGCTTCAGCCCTGCCGCTGAAACAGGTTCATCCGATACCCAAGAACCATAACAAGGAGATTTGAAATGAAAGTCAACACTCATACGCTCGACCCGTTCAAGCCCTACACGGTCGAGGAGGCGAGGGCGGAGGGAATCGAGTTCGAGCCCCCGGAGCAGAGGAAGTGCCGGTTCTGCGGGAAGCCTCTCGAATGGGTTGGCAACCGTGCGTCCGACGGGAAGCTGCACTGGCTTTACGCGAAGCCTTGCGGCTGCGAAGGACAGCGCGCCGAGGACGAGCGCCGCGAAGCTGAGAGGCGCCGCCAGCAGGAGGAGGAGCGCAAGCGCTCATTCCAGCGGAAGCTCGCCAACGCCGGCATCGCCCGGATGTACTTCGACGCCGTCGTGAGTCAGAAGCCCTGCATCGACTTCGTCCAGAATTACGCCGACGGAAACGGCAGGGGCCTCTACATCGTTGGCGGGGTCGGCGCTGGGAAGACCCACGAGGCGAGTGCCATAGCGTCGTCGTTCCTGTGGTCCGGTTACTCCGTGATCATGTGCACGTCGCTCTCGATGCTCGACCAAATCTACGCCAACCAGCACGGCCAGCAGACGAAGGGAACCGACGAGTTCTGCCGCGCCGACCTCCTGGTCGTCGACGACCTGGGCAAGGAGAACGCGAACCAGTGGGCGGTGACCACCCTGTTCCAAGTCGTCGACAGCCGCTACGTCAACCTTAAGCCGACTGTCTTCACCTCGCAGTACCCACTCCAGAGACTGCTCTCGCGCATGTCCCGCAGCGGGGAACGCGAGAGCGCCGAGGCGATCGTCTCGCGCATCACTGGCACCTGCGACGTCGTCGAGCTCCGCAACGGGGACCGCCGCAAGAGGGCCCCGGGGAAATAGCACCCAATCGACGCCTCACTGAAACCTGCAGCCCAGCAGCGCGAACGGATTATGGGGGCGTGCGCAATCGCGTTGCGCGTAAGCCGCAGCCGCACGTGCTTGCCCCTCCGTTGGTATAATCGGCATTCCATCATCAAGCCGACGCCAGGAGTGCAGCACATGCAGAACGAGGCCAACATCTACTGCGACGAGAGCCGCTACTCAAACCCTGACGACCCCTATCTCGTGATCGGGGCCGTCAAGTGTCTCCGCGACAAGAAGTACGCAATGGTCGGCGAGCTCAACGAGATAAAGCGGCATCACGGCATTGGCAGAGAGTTCGGATGGAAGACCGTCTCAAAGAACAAGGGCGACTTCTACAAAGCGGTCATCGACTGGTTCGTTGGCAACGACGACCTGCTCTTCCGGTGCGTCGTCGCCAACAAAGACAACCTCTGGTCCTCGGACAGCGAGGACGCATTCTACGTCGTGTACCACCAGCTGCTCTATCACTGGCTTGTCGGAGGCAACACATACTATGTCTACCTCGACAAGAAGAAGAACTCTAGGCAGCGGCGTGTGGAAACCCTGCGCAGGAAGACGGAGATGTATATGCCGGACGGTTGCAGGCTCGGATGCATGGAGGAAGTCGAATCTGACGAGTGCGCCCTGGTGCAGGTCGCCGACCTGCTCATAGGATGCATGGGGTACGAGTGGAACGGTCACACCGACCCCGCCGTCCATCCCGACGCAAGCCCCTTCAAGGCAGAGCTCTGCTCACACCTCGCCAGCAGCCTCGGCAGACCGTCGCTCAAGTTCTCCACCTGGGCGAACGAGCCGAAGTTCAACGTATTCGCCTTCGGGGAGTAGACATGGGGTACACGATCGGCGAAGACGGGCTTCTCGACTTCTCCGGCTGCGAGACGAACGAAGAGAAACTAGACCAGTGCTGGGACTACTTCGTTGAGAACCTGAGCGACGTGGAGGTGATCGCGTTCGACGGCAAGCTCGTGAGGGGCTTCACCGAGTTCAGCTTCAACCACATCGTCTCCGGCAGCTCCAACAGGTACGATACGGCGCTCGGTCACGACATCGACTTCGTTGAGAAGAGGGCAGCACGGCTCCCGCTCATCGCCAGGGTAATCAGAGGAGAGCTGAAGTCCCGCGTGTATCGCGTAAGCCACAGACGCGGCAAGAAGACGAGCGTAAGGCGCATACTCACAGTCATTGAGGTGGAGCACGAGTACTACGTCGTCGTGCTCGACGAGGTGAAGGACATATACAAGATCCGTACCGCTTTCCCCGCCTCGAAGAGCTACTACGAGCAGTGCATCAGAGGTCAAGGGACCAATGCTGGCATTTGGGGAGAGTAAACGCGAATGCCCCGGATTTCGGGCTCCGAGGCAGGCCGTGTCATAAACCATGGGTAAATGACTAACCGTAGCTTACCCCAGATGCCCAGCTTTATTCAAGGACCTGTACAGGTCGCACATGAATCGTTACCTATCATCGCTGATTTTCAGAACATGGAATCTCTGGCTAACAACGCCGCATTCGGCAAGTGATTCGAAGCCAAACAAATAATTCAGACATACAGACCACCTAGAGCACTCGAAACAGCCCTCTCCGCAAACCGCGGGGAGGGCTTCGTTTTATATAGGGCCAGGCGGGGCCGGGAGAGCCAAACCCCGAGGCATGGAACCGGACTCATCCCCGCCACCTTCCCGTCCCCGCGGCGCGGGCAACGACCTCCGGGCCCGCGCCGCACCAGGAAGAGAGAATCGAGAACCACATGGCAGGACACATCGAATCGCAGCCCGCCGACGAGACCACGCGCCGGTCGCTCTACCTGAAGTGCCAGGAGAACGGCTGGCTCATGGTCGGCGGCTACAGCTGGCAGGACGACCCCTGGCTTGAGGAGTACCCCTACGAGTTCTCCGAGGTCGCCGACGTCGACGGCCTCCGCGAGGCCTTCCGCCAGGGCAACTGGTCGATCCGCCAGGGCTTCCTCTACGACGACCTCGCGTTCGTGAACCAGGTCGACGGCGGCGACGAGTGGTGGACGCTCAAGCGCGTCGGCCGCGAGGGCACCCCCTCCGACTGGCTCGACTTCGAGAGCTGGACCTTCGGCCCGACCGCCCGGGAAGTCGCAGATAGCGACCACGACGCGTTCGCCAACGCCATCCGCTCCATGCAGATGGCCTCGCCCGCGCAGTGCAGGAAGCTCGACTACATGCTCCCCGAGGACAGCCCCGTGTGGGACTTCTCCAAGACCGACGCCGTCGCCTTCGACGGCTCGACGCGCACCTGCCGCAGCTTCACCGCCGATATGGGCGGCTACCGGCTGAGCGTGTACGAACGCCCGAGCTTCGAGGGCTTCGCGAGCGAGCTCTTCGACAACGAGTCCCGGAAGATCGTCCAGCACGCGGAGGGCATCCGAAGCGCCCTCGACGCGGCGGTCGCCGTGCAGAAGACGGTTGCGCTCTGCCGCGAGAACGGCGTGCACGACCCGCGCCAGCTCGCCGAGCTGCTGCCGGTCGAGGACAGGGTCGAGGCGGCCATCGCCGCCTCCCGCGCGAGGTCGAAGGCCGCACCTGCCCGCGCCAAGGACGCGCGGGGCATCTAGCACAGGCGGGGTGGGGCGCCATTGAATTTGAAATTTGAAATTGAATTTGCCCCGCTTTCGTTGACATATCAATTTCCTGATATTGTGTCAGGAGAAAGGAACGGGGGATCGACATGTCAACGAAGTACACGCCAGAGTTCAAGGAGCAAGCGGTGGCCCTATACCTTAAGAGCTCCACCACCTATGCCGCCGTAGCTAGGGAGCTGGGATGTGACCCGGGATCACTGTCCGATTGGATAAAGAAGGCGACCAACGCAGACAGGTCACAGGAGGACAACCCCTTCCAGATGCAGGAGGAGATCCGTCAGCTCAGGTGCGAGAATGCCAGGCTCAAGGAAGAGAACGAGATACTTTTAAAAGCGAGCGCCTTCTTCGCAACCAAGACGATGTGAAGAAGGCAAAGTTCCAGTTCATAGACGCGCATAAGGACAGATGGAGCGTGTCCGCCATGTGCCGCGTGCTAGAGGTGACCCGTCAGGGGTACTACCAGTGGACCGTCCGCCCGATCTCGGCCCACGACGAGCGCGACTTCGAGATAAGCTGCGCCATGATACCGCTCTGGGAGAAGCTCAACAGCTGCTACGGTGCCCCGAAGATGGTGCTCGAGCTACGCAAGGCGGGCATCCGTGCGTCGAAGAAGCGAGTGGCGCGCCTGATGTCGGAAAGCGGTATGGCAGGCACGTGCGGCGTGGGGCTCAAGAAGCCTGGCGCACCGAAGGAAAAGTCTGAGACCGACAATGCGGAAGACCTGGTAAAGCGCGACTTCGAGGCCGACGGTCCCAACCGGGCGTGGTTCGCGGATATCACCTACGTCAAGACGTACCAGGGCTGGCTCTACGTCGCGGTCGTCATCGACATATGGTCACGCATGGTGGTCGGTTGGGCGATGGGCCCCAGAATCGACGCGGCGCTCGCCGACGACGCTCTCAGGATGGCGATAGCCAGAAGGTGCCCTTCATCAGGCCTCATACATCATTCAGATCATGGTTCGCAGTATCGCTCGCTGCTGCTCGGCAAGACGATGCGCGAACACGGCATCAGGCCCTCCATGGGGTCGGTCGCCAGTCCCTGGGACAACGCGCCGACCGAGAGCTTCATGGGGATTCTGAAGCGCGAGTGTGTGCACCGCAAGACGTTTGAGACACGCGAGCAGGCACAGTTGGAGATATTCGAGTACATCGAGGCCTTCTACAACAGACTGAGGATGCACTCGGCACTGGGCTTCATGAGCCCGATGGAGTTCGAAGAGAAGATGACGAAGAAAGAAGATGTGGGAAAAGCCGCTACCGCGGCTTAAGGCCTGTCAACGAAACTGGGGTAATTTCACCCGCTCCGGGTCCTTCACCACGCCGGGGTGCTCGAGGATCCCGCCGGGCGTCGCACCGTTGGCGAAGAACTTCGCGCCGTACTCCTCGCAGGCGATCGCCATGCCGATCGAGTTTTTCGCCATTGCGATCGGCGAGTAGCCGACGAGCCCGTCGAAGCCGAGACCCGGGATGTGGAGCACGTCATACGGCGAAAGTCTGACTAGGCTCCCGGTCATCGTGTGCGCCTCGTCCTGCGAGGTCTGGTATTCGTAGTAGAGCTGCCCGTCCTCGTCCCGGTCGACGGTCATGCGGTTCGGCATGAGCGGGTAGAGCGCTATGACCTCGCCTTTGCCGTTCCGGATGATCTGCGCGTAGGCGTTGCCCCACAGGAGCAGGTGCGTCATGAGCGTTTCCCGGAAGACAAAGCTCGTCATCTCGGGGTTCGGCTCGTCGTGCAAAAGCTCGTAGAGCGGGTGGCCGATGGCTTTTTCCTTGCTGCCGTTTTCCGTGTAGCGGTACAGGTGCAGTGGCAGTCCCGCGATCGCCTCGGACAGGATCCGGACGCAGGAGTAGACCGCCGTCATCTGCATGGCGGAGCGTTCCGTCACCGTCTTGCCGGAGGTGGTCCCTCCGAAGAAGAAGCGGTAGCTGCTTGCGGCGGTGGAGTCCTTTGGCTTGTCGCGGCTTTTGAATATTCCTCTGAATATGCCCATGGGCTTGTCCTCCGTGTGTTTCAGATGAAAAGGATGCCGCGGCTGTCATAGACGGACTCGGCATTGTCGTTTCCCATGCGGATCGCGCGGTCGAGGGCCATGATGGTGGCGATCGCGCCGTCGATCTTCTCCGTGGATTTCTCCTTGTCGGCCTTGATGTTCCCGGCGGGGTCGGTGCGGATGTAGATGTTGTCCATCATCCAGCGGAGGACCGGATGCCCGCCGTGCGCGATGCGCCTCTCAAGGACGAGCTTCATGAGCTCCTTGGTGGGCGGGCTCATGTCCTTGAAGCCCTGTCCGAACGGGACGACGGTGAAACCCATGCCTTCGAGGTTCTGCACCATCTGGACGGCTCCCCACCGGTCGAACGCGATCTCGCGGATGTTGAACCGCTCGCCTAAGCGTTCGATGAACTTCTCGATATAGCCGTAGTGGATGACGTTCCCCTCCGTGGTCTGCAGGACGCCCTGTCTCTCCCACAGGTCGTAGGGGACGTGGTCGCGGCGGACCCGGAGGTCGAGCGTGTCCTCGGGAACCCAGAAGTACGGGAGGATCGCATACCTGTCGTCCTCGTCCTGCGGCGGGAACACGAGGACGAAGGCGGTGATGTCGGTCGTACTGGAAAGGTCGAGCCCGCCGTAGCAGACGCGGCCCTCGAGGTCGTCCTCGTTCACCGGGAAGTCGCAGGCATCCCATTTGTCCATCGGCATCCAGCGGACGGACTGCTTCACCCACTGGTTGAGGCGGAGCTGCCGGAAGGCGTTCTCCTCGCCGGGGTTCTGCTTCGCGCTCTCGCAGGCCGCCTTGACCTTGTCGATGCCGACCGTGATGCCGAGGCTCGGGTTCGCCTTCCTCCAGACCTTCGGGTCCGTCCAGTCCTCGGACTCGTCCGCTCCGAAGATGACCGGGTAGAAGGTCGGATCGTGCTTCCTGCCGTTCATTATGTCGAGCGCCTTCTCATGCTGCTCGTAGCAGATGGAGTGCGTGTCGTTCCCGGCGGTGGTGATGAGGAAGAACAAGGGCTGCATCCTCGCGTCGCCGGATCCCTTGGTCATGACGTCGAAGAGCTTGCGGTTCGGCTGCGTGTGCAGCTCGTCGAAGATGACGCCGTGCGTGTTGAACCCGTGCTTGTTCGCGACATCCGCGGACAGCACCTGGTAGAAGCTGTGCGTCGGCAGGTATTCGAGGCGCTTCTGCGATTCGAGGATCTTCACGCGCTTTGAGAGAGCGGGGCAGAAGCGGACCATGTCGACCGCGACGTCGAACACGATCTTGGCCTGGTTCCGGTCGGCGGCGCAGCCGTACACCTCGGCGCGCTCTTCATTGTCCCCGCAGGTCAGGAGCAGCGCGATCGCCGCGGCAAGCTCGCTCTTTCCCTGTTTCTTCGGGATCTCCACGTAGGCGGTGTTGAACTGCCGGTAGCCGTTCTCCTTGATCACGCCGAAGAGGTCGCGGACGATCTGCTCCTGCCAGTCGATGAGCTCGAACGGCTTCCCGGCCCACGTGCCCTTGGTGTGGCAGAGCTGTTCGATGAAGAGCACCGCGTAGTCCGCGAGCGTCTCGTCGTAGCGGGAGGTCGGTTCCATGAACCTCGTTGTCCTGTAATCCTTGAGCTTTCGCATTGCCAATGGGTGTCCGCCTCCTTTTTGGGCAAAAGAAAAGACCGCCTGGGCGGTCTGCAGAAAATCTATTCGGCACGAGAGCAGCAAGAGCCTCATTCGGCTCTGCTTTCGGGACGTCCGGAATCCGGATGGTTGTTAGTTGTACTGCTTCAGAAGAACCGCGTAGGCAAGCTGGCTTGCTTCGTCTTCGGGTTCGATGTCCCAGCCGCGGTCGTAGTTCAGGGTGGTCCTGCCGCCGACCCGGAGCTCCATCTTCGAGATGCGGCCTCCGTCGATCCCGTAATCCTCGGAAGGCTCCGCGTAGTGCTTCACCCAGTATTTCACGCTTGTCCCGTCGATCAGAAGCGTTCCTTCGTCCCACATAGTCGTACCCTCCGTTTGCTTGTGTTTTCCTTTCGGCGTGTACATATATCACTCTGGACGCCCGTGATAGCAAGTCGTTTCCGGAGAATATATGTGACGATCCCGCGGCGGTTTTGCCTCGGCGGATTGTGTGGTCTACAGCTGGAATTCGATGCCGTTGCGGCGTTCGGGTTCCTTGCTTCCGAAGCGGTGGTCGTCCGCGCGCGTCACCGTCCTGAGGCCTGTCATCCTGCATCCGAGTGCCGTCAGTCCGTAGATGCCGTCCATGAGCGCCGTGCTCTGGTCGGTCACCACGATCTCCTTGATGCCCGCGTCCCGCAGCGTGGCGGCGAAGTCGGCGAGCTCATGATCCCATGGAAGGTCCTCGACCTCGAATGCGTCCGCGCCTCGTTTCAGGCTCCGGTCGTAGGCGGTGAGGGCCTTCACCGCGCCTTGCGTGAACGGGTAGGGGAATTCCGCCTTCTCGCGTTCGTCGAAGGCTTTGACGCCGTCCCAGTCGTCCGCCGCTATCATGGCCTCGCGGTCCTTTTCCCGGATGGCCTTCGCCTGGTTGTAGGCGATCGCCGTTTCCCGCATTTCCTCGAGTCTGCTGTTCGTCTCCATCATGTGTTCCTCCTGGTTTTCGCTTGTTTACTTGGTTTTCTGTGCCTTTCGGCATGTCTATACATCACTCTTTCGAGGGTATATAGCAAGTCAATTCGGCCAGATAATTTGATAACTTTCTGTGTCTGAAATCAGGATTCTCCGGTTTCGCCGGTCAGGATGAAATGCACGTATTCCTTCCTGTGCTCCTCGATGAAAATCACCAGCTCGTAATAGTTCCGGTCGAAGGCGAGCCGCTGCACACGGGGCAGGTCGAACATGTTTGCAAGTCCGGTGTCTCGGATTGCGAGAATCTGTTCCTTGATTTTCTCGTCCATGTCAGTCCACCACCTTCCGCACGATGTCCTCGCCGTAGATCACGTTCAGGCCGCTTCCGTCGTCCCAGTGGACGAGGAGGCTCCCCGTGTCGTCGACGCCGTGGACGGTTCCTTTTGTCCCGATGGGCGGTGCCTGGACGTCGTCCATCCGCACGAGCTCCACGCGGGTGCCGTCCGGATATGTTTTGCGGAGCAGCTCAAGCTGCCAGGGTTGGATCATCCTCATGCCTGCGCCACTGTTTCCACGGCGGTTTCCTTTTCCGGAGCGCCGTTCTTCCAGCTGGAGTTCCCGGAGAGGTTCTTCAGGAGGATCCTGCGGCTTTCCTTGTACTCGGATCCGATGAATCCGAGGCGGAGCAGGAAGCAGCGGAAGGCGTACTTTTCGTTTGCTGCCGGTGTTTCCTTGCTGCTGGTGCGCCTGAGCTCCTTCGAGAGCTTGCAGAGCAGGGATATGAACTCGGCGTAGGCTTTCGCCTCGGCGGCTTCCGGCATTTTGGTGAACCATGGGAATGCGATGCGGTCCTCCTTGATCTCGAACCGCAGGTCGTCAACGCCGAGCGCCTTCCTGATGAGGCTTCCTTTGGCCTCGAGGATGTTCGTGAGGTTTCCGACCGCCGCCTTGTCCAGCGGGATCTCGACCGTGAGGCCGGTGCCTTCAGGCTCCGGTGCGGTTTCCTCCGGGTCCTCGGGCTCCTCCCCGGCGTCGGGCTCGGGCTCCGCGGCCTCCTGCGGCCCCGCTTCGAATCCCGCGTCCGCGAGGGCCTTGAGGACCTTTTCGGTTTCCTCGCCGTCCGCCTCGGCGTCCCATTCGAGCGTTCCGGTCTTGGTGACCGTGTAGCCGCCGATCTCGAAATTGCAGGTCGGCATGTACTTGTATTCCGCCTTGGCCCCGGTGGTGCCGGAGATGACCTTGACCAGTTCCTTGCGCCGTGCGCCTGTCACGTTGTAGTTGATTCGCATTGTGTCTGCCTCCGTTTCCTATGGTGTTTTCCTGCCTTTCGGCATGTCCATACATCACTCTTTCCGGCCGTGATAGCAAGCGGATCCGGGGTATTTCCCGAGCGGAATATCCGACGATTATCCGAGAGGAGAACTGTGCTTGGCGCACAGGGGAATCAGCCCATGTCCGGCGGCCCGACCTCCTTCACGAGATCGGCATACTGGAGCCTCTTGCCATCCCGGACGACGGACACGTTCTGCGGATCGCCGGTGTCCTCCACGTAGCGGCGGAGGATGACCGACGCGTATTTCGGGTCGAGCTCCATCGTCATGCAGGTGCGGTTCAGCTGCTCGCAGGCCATGAGCGTGGAGCCGGAGCCGCCGAAGGTATCAAGGACGATGGCGTTCTCCTGCGTGGAGTTCCGGATCGGGTAGCCGAGCAGGTCGAGCGGCTTGCTGGTCGGATGGTCCTTGTTGCGTTTCGGCTTGTCGAAATTCCAGATGGTCGTCTCGGAGCGTCCCGCGTACCACGGGTGCCTGCCGTTCTGGAGGAATCCGTACAGGACCGGCTCGTGCTGCCACTGGTAGTCGGAGCGACCGAGCACGAGGCTGTTCTTCACCCAGATGCACACGCCCGCGAGATGGAATCCCGCGTCGACGAACGCGCGCCGGAAGGTGAGCCCCTCGGTGTCGGCATGGAAGCAGTAGGCGGCCCCGCCTTTCTCGAGGTGGTCCGCCATATTCTTGAACGCGGAGAGCAGGAAGTTGTAGAATTCCTCGCCCTTGAGGCCGTCGTTCCGGATGGTCAGCCCGTCCGACGCCTTGAAGGAGACGCCGTACGGCGGGTCGGTCAGGACGAGGTTCGCGCGTTTGCCGTCCATGAGTGTGGTTACATCTTCCGGCTTGGTTGCGTCGCCGCACATCAGGCGGTGCCTTCCGACCGTCCACACGTCGCCGGACTCGACGAACGAAGCCTTCTCCAAGGCGGCCGTCAGGTCGAAGACGTCATCCTCGATGCCGGTGCCGTCGCTTCCGTTCAGGAGCTTCTCGAGCTCCTTGTCGTCAAAGCCGAGGAGCGACAGGTCGAAGGACTGATCCTTGAGGTCGGTCAGTTCGACGGAGAGCATGTCCTCGTCCCATCCGGCGTTCAGGGCGAGCTGGTTGTCGGCGAGGATGTATGCGCGTTTCTGCGCCTCGGTGAGGTCCTCGGCGAACACGCAAGGGACGGTCCTGTAGCCTTCCTCGCGGGCGGCCATGATCCTACCGTGGCCGACGAGGATGTTGTAGTCCTGGTCGATGACCGCCGGGGAGACGAATCCGAACTCGCGGAGGGATGCACGAAGCTGCGCGATCTGCTCCTTCGAGTGCGTCCGTGCGTTCCTCGCATACGGCACCAGTCTGTCGATCGGCACCTGTTCCAGTCTTTGTGTGTTCATGTCCTACAGTCCCTTTCTTGCGCGGAGCAGCCGTTCCATCACGTCGTCCTGCACGTCCGCGCCGTTGTAATCCGTCAGGCAGTTCTCCTTCACGACCTGGTAGATCTGGTACCAGAGCTGGTTGGCCTGCTTCATGTAGTTCTGCGACATCGTGACGAACGGGGACGCGATGGGCTTCCCGCTGGTCGGATGCTTGGAGAGCATCGAGTAGCGGGAGATCGCGTGCTCGCACTGGATCCACCGGGCGACGCTCATCGCATACTGGTCGATGAGCTGCCGGGAGACGAGCTTCTCGCAGCCGAGGCCCGCGAGCCACTCCCAGGTCTCCTTGAACACGTCCGCCGCGCACAGGTCGATGCCGCTTTGCTGTTTCTCGAGCATGTAGTCACGCGGGTCCGGCGCTTCGCGCCCCTCCATGTCCGGAGGCTCAGGGAGGTCCATGATCTGGAGCTTCCTGCCGCCGGGGTTCCCCGCGTCGATTTTTTCCTTGATCGCTTTGCTCGGGCGTCCCTGCCCGAAACGCTGACCGCCTCTGGCAGTTCCGTCCTTCGCCATGAAATATCCGCTCCTTCGAAGCCCGCGCGGGGCTATTCCTCGTTTGTTTTCGCTTTTTTCGCACGGAAGACCCCGCGCCGTTTTCCGCTGGGGCAGGCGACAGAGATTTTGACCGCCCCTACCGGTCGCCGCGCTCCCTGTGGATCCTCTCATGGCAGGAACGGCACAGGCTCATGAGGTTCGACTCGTCGTTCGACCCGCCCTCCGAGAGCGGGACGATGTGGTGGACCTCCTCGACCGCGACGTACCGTCCGTGCTTCAGGCACTCCTCGCAGAGGGGATGCTTGTGGACGTAGCGCGTGCGGATACGCTGCCAGGCCCTGCCGTACCGTTTGCCCGGGGAATAGCCGCGCGTGAACCTCTCGTAGTGCCTTTCCATCAGTGCCTTGTGTTCGTCGCAGTACTGTTCGCCGTCCTCGCAGAGGTTCGGGCAGCCCGGGTAGCGGCAGGGGCGTTTCGGTTTCCTTGGCATTGCCTGCCACCTCCTTCCAAGGCATAGGAAAAGCCCCGGAAGGCGTCGGCCCTCCGAGGCTTGATGCGGCTGCGCCGCTTTTCATCCTGTTTTCCTATCATGGTTATAACACGCGCGGGCACCGCCATTCACTGACAGACGTTGCCAAAGGCTGTCAACTTTCGTCCGGCATGGGGAAATGCTGCAGGGCGCTGCCGTGGATGCGGAAGACCGTCCGCTCCGACACGTTCATCAGGGTCCCGATCTCCTCCCACGCGCAGTTGTCGACGTACCGGTAGCGCAGCACCAGCTGCTCCTCCGGGCTGTCGACCATGTCGATGCGGCAGCCGATCTCGTCCCGGAGCGCTATGAGCCGCGACACCTTCCTCTCGACGTCCGCCTGGATCTCGGCGACCTTCTCCAGGCAGCGGACGAAGTTCGCGTCGGTCCTGCGGTTCGGGCTGTGCGGCATGCCGTCGAACCTCGGGCCGGAGATGCTGGTGGACATGTCCTTCCAGTAGTCGATCTCGCGGAGGCGCGCGTCGATCAGTGCATCCAGGTGCTTGGCCTGCATCAAGTATTGTTTTGGCGTCATGATTCCACCTCCTCCCGGATCTTCCGGATCAGCGCCTCGCCATCGACCGAGGTGAGGCACGCATACCACGGGGAGCGGAAGAACCGCTCCAGCTCGTCCCTGTCCGCCTTCGCCGACCGGCTTTTCGGATACACGCGCAGGGTCTTCAGCGCCTTCCTGTAATCCTTGGCGGCCTGCAGCACGATGGCGTTCGCGAGATCCTCGTATGGGCCGGTCATCGCATCACCGTCTTCACCGCGTCGATCAGGGCCGACTGGGTCCTGTCCTTGCGCCGCAATGCGGCGAGGATCCGCCCGTCGATGGTGCCCGCCGTGACGATGTGCTGGATGACGACGGTCCGGCTTTTCTGGCCCTGCCTCCAGAGCCGTGCGTTCGTCTGCTGGTAGAGCTCGAGGCTCCACGTGAGCCCGAACCAGACGAGGGTGCTGCCTCCGTCCTGCAGGTTCAGGCCGTGCCCCGCGGAGGCGGGGTGGATCAGCCCGACAGGGATTTTCCCGGCGTTCCAGTCCGTGATGTCACCGAATGACCGGATCTCCCGTATGCCGAACCGTTTCCTGATCCTTTCGAGGTCATGCCGGAACCAGTAGGCGACCAGCAGGGGCCTGCCGTTCATGGATTCGATGATGTCCTCCAGGGCGTCGAGCTTCCGGTCGTGGAATTCGATGACCTTCCCGTCGTCCGAATAGATGGCCCCGTTCGAGAGCTGCGCGAGCTTGCCGGTGAGCGCCGCGGCGTTCGCGGCCGTGATCTCGTCCCCGTGGAGCCGGAGGACGAGGTCGTTTTTCAGGGCCTCGTACCGTTTGCGTTCGTCCCCGGACAGCCGCACCTCGTATTCCGTGGACAGGAGCTCCGGCATCCTCAGGTGGTCGGTGGACCTCATCGAGATCGTGATGTCGGATATCTTCCGGTAGATCGCGTCCTCAGCACCGGGCAGCGGCTTGTAGGAGTAGACGGCCGCGCCGTTCCTCTTGTCCGGCACGAAGTAGTCCAGCCGGTACCGGCCGATGAACCGTCCGAGCCGTGCTCCCTGGTCGAGGAGCCTGAACTCCGCCCACAGGTCCATGAGCCCGTTGGAGGAAGGGGTCCCGGTGAGGCCGACAATCCTCTTCACCGTGGGGCGGACCTTCATGAGCGCCTTGAACCGCTTGGACCTGTGGTTCTTGAAGGACGAGAGCTCGTCGACGACCACCATGTCGTAATCGAACGGGACGCCGGAGCCCTCGATCAGCCAGACGAGGTTCTCCCGGTTGACGATCGTGACGTCCGCGCCTTGAAGGAGGGCCGCTTTCCGCTCCCTTGCGGTCCCGACCGCGACGGCGTAGGTGATGCCGGACAGGTGCTCCCATTTCCGGATCTCCGCGGGCCAGGTGTCCCTCGCCACGCGAAGCGGCGCGACCACCAGGACGCGGTGGACCAGGAAGCTGTCGAACAGAAGATCGGAGACGGCCGTCAGGCTGATCACCGTCTTGCCAAGACCCATGTCCAGAAGGACCGCGGCGACCGGATGCGTCTCGATGTAGTCGATGGCGTATCTCTGGTAGTCATGGGGTTCGAAGTTCATCCAGCATCCCTCCGATCTGCTTTACGTCATCAATCACATAGACCCGGTATCCCAGCTTCCGAAGGAGCCGGTGACGCGACAGCTGAAGCGGTCTCGGACTTTGCCCGGGTGCCTTCAGCTCCGCGAACGCCATATGCCCGTCAGGCAACAGGATGAGGCGGTCGGGCATGCCCGCGAATCCCGGTGAGACGAGCTTCGGAGCGATCCCGCCCGCGCTTGTTACCGTCACGACAAGTTTTCGCTCTATGCCCTTTTCGTTCATGCATTCCTCCTCGAAAAATCCGAGGTGTGCAGGTCTCGATGGTCTATTCCTAAAACCCCTATATGGATGTTTGTTTTTCTCCATAGGGACTTTTGCACGGAGACCTCCTCGACCTGCACACATGGGGATTCAGCCCAGAAAATCCTGACCTGACTTGAGCCTCAGACCATAAACAAGAATCCCGTTTCTGGTCTTCCTGCGCCTGAACCCGGCCTTCTCCAGATTCCCGTAGAAATCCGTCGTGCTCCGGGCATACTCCCCGGTCTGAAAGCAGACCGCATGGTACTGCTGGTAGAGATCACCGGATTTCTCCGTGTATGACGGATCCACGTCGCAGTGCTCGTCGATGAACTGGCCGAGCCAGTCATTGTCCTCACGGTATTTGTCGACGGCGTCCCTGACCGCCTTCGGCTCCGGTATCTTGAACCCCTTGGAGATGGCGATCCCGGCCCCTTCGATGATCCATGAGAGGATAGCCGGGCCCGCCTGCTCGAAAAGGTAGTCGGAGTAGTTCTTGATGTCGGATTTCCCGGTGATCTTCGCATTGAACGGGATCACGATGAGCCGCCTCCAGGTGCCGTCGTCGTTCGCGGACACCTTCGGCAGGTAGTTCGTATAAAGGACGAGAGTGTGCGAGGGGTCGAAATGGAACGGGTCCTTGTATTTCTTCTCCGCCTCGATCGGGTCGACACTGCACAGCTGCTTCACCATGCCGGTGTTGAGCCGCTGGCCCTCCTCAAGCTCGGATGCGATGATGAGGCGCTTGCCCTTGAGCTCCGCCATTTCCGGTTTGACGTTCCGCTTGCAGTTCATGGTGAGCGCTTCGGCGGAGATCTTGCCGGAGTAGTCCCCGAGGACCCGGGCGATGGTGTTCCAGAAGGTGGACTTGCCGTTCGCGCCGCCTCCGTAGGCGATGATCATCTGCTCCGCGTAGACGCGTCCGACCGCAGCCATGCCGACGATCTGCTGCACGTAGCCGATGAGCTCCCGGTCGCCGCAGAAGAACAGGTCAAGGTTCTGAAGCCACAGATCCGTTCCCTTGTCGCCGGGAGAGCAGGCCGTGATCTTCGTGATGAGATCGTCCGGATCATGCGGATGACTGCCCATGAGACCCTTCGTCAGATCGTAGGTGCCGTCCGGCGTGTTGAGGAGCTCCGGATCGTAGTCGAGTTCGGACACGTCAAGCGCCAGCATCGGCTTCGCGGCGTTCTGCGCGTTGACGATGTTCTTGTAGTTCCGGTACTTCATGACGAACTTCTTGTAGGTGTCCGCGCCGAACAGCGCATAGAGAAGCCCCATCTTGTTTTCCGGAACGGCGTTCACGAGCGCCTTGCCTCTTGCCTTGACGTCGGATTCCGGTACGCCGAGGGCGATCAGGTTTTCCTCCGCGATGCGGATCGCCTCCGTCGCATCAAGAAGCTGGTCGTCCATGAAGCACTCGACGACGCCCAGTGATTTCTGCTTGTCCTCGTACCAGCGGTCCCCGCCGAAGGCGATGAAGTCCGTGGCGCTCGTGAAGCGGAGCCGGTCCCGGCACTCCTTGGAGATGACCTTGGCCTCTCCGATGTCGGAGTAGTCCTCCGGCTTCAGGAAGCTGGTGCCGAACGTGTCCTCGTATTCGGCGGGCGGAACGTATCCGTCGCTTCCTTCCACCTTGCTTTTGAAGAACTTCAGCGCGCTCCGCCAGATGGTCCTGAGCTCCTTGGCGGGCAGCGGCGGGTCGCATTTTCCTGCTCTCTCCAGATATGCCGCGTAGGCTTTGTCCGTATCCCCGAACCGCTTCAGCACACGGCCCGCGAAATGGGACATCGTGTTGTTGCGGCTTCCCTCCGGGATCGACCCGCCGGAATAGGCGGGCTCCTCCGGCGTTTCCCCGTCCGGCGCATCCGGCAGGATCCGGTCGATCGTGAGCGTGCCTTCATGCCAGAACACGTCCTCCGGTTTCACCTTCGCGCCATACAGGAATCGCGCGGCGTCCAGCGCCTTCGAGTCGAAGAACGGGAACCGCCGCATGCCGGACCTCTTGAGCGCCGCGAAGGCGGCGGCGTCCGTGCAGACGGTGATCGGCGCAACCAGATGGAAACGAGGACGCGGCGAGTAGCTATCCTTTTGAAGCATATTGTGGCGACTCGGGGAAGCGGCGAACGACACGTCCTCAAGAGCGCCTTCGGCCAGTTTCTCCGGCGTCACCCAGTCATCCGGGTTCTCCGAGAAATCGTTGTCGCAGTCCCAGACGATGGCGTTGGCGGAAATGAAGTTGTCGTTCGACCGATAGCTGTTCTTATATGCCGCGGTCACGTGATCGCGTGCGACGGCAGCGGCGAAATCCTCCGGGGTGTTGACGATCGCTTCATGCGGGTAGAGACAGTTGGCCTCGTTTCCCGTGCAGTCCGCGGTGTATAACGTGAATCTCATGCTCAGTCGTACACCTCCTTTGATTCGTCCTCGAGCACCCTGGCGATGAACCTGAGCGCCCGGATCATGGTTTCCAGCTCGCAGTCGCCGCCGAGGATGACCTCGAATCCCGTCGCATCCCCGTATCGGTCACGGAGAACATGAACGTCCATGTCCGTGCAGGCCGCATCCGAGATCCGGAAATAGGCCCTGCCGCCGTGCCCACTGTCGCCGCCCATGTACCCGGTGGTCCCGGCCTCCACATCGAGAATGTTGGCGCTTACGACCTCGCGCCCGTAGGTTGTGATTTCCGTCCCGTCATCCAGCACCTTGCTGTGTTCGTTTATTCCGTACATGCTCAAACCTCCTGGCAGTCTTCCGTGAAATGGCGCAGATGGTAGCCTTTCCACCTGGCACGTTTGATTTCCGTTTCCATCCCCGGGGAGATCCTGTCCCCGAACACCCAGACCTCCGCGCATTTGCTCATCAGGGCGTTCCCGAAAAAGAGTCCGAGTGAACGTTCCGTCTCATCGTCGTCGTCAAGGAACTGGGGAAACAGAAGATGCGGAGCAAGCGGGATGTATCCCTGATCCGTAGCGAAACGGCAGAAACGTCTGGCGGCCTCGACGTTCCTCTCCACGTCCCCGGCATATGGGGAGCAGATGTAGACGATCGGCCGGAATGCCCTGAGTGATCTCCACTCCTCGGCCTCGATGTTTCTGAGAGCCTCGTAGCATGTAGGGTCCGGATAGCCTTCGCTGTTCTTGTAATCCATGTGCCTTACCTCCTTCCCGAGGCGCTTTTCGCCTCTGCTTCCCACTGGAGAAGGAGCGACGTTTTGAGCGGGAAAACCCGCCTCCGTTTTCAGGAGGCGGGCCGAGAAGGGGTCATCGTTCGATGAGCGGCAGGTTGCCGTCAGCCTTCATCCGTTCATAGATGAAAAGCCTTCCGGCCTGCGTCCAGTAGGTATGGACCGCGGTATGGATCTCACCGTCGCTTCCGGTGAAGGTAGTGGTCTTCGTGGAGGTGTAGCCCTTGTCGGCGTACTGCTGGTAGAGAAGCCAGATGCCGCTCGGCTGCCTGAACTGGATGCCTTTCTCATGAAGCCACTTGTTCATCCGTTTCGCGCTCCAGCCGTAATCCTTGGCGATGACGGAGATCGCGACGAGATCCTTGCAGTTCAGGACCACGTCGTAATAGCTGGCCTTCGGCGTCATCTCCGCGATCTGCTGCGTCTGGACGGCGACCGTGTTCTCGAGCCGCTGTCTTTTCTCGCGTTCCGCCTTGAGCTCCTGCAGGGCCGCGATGGCGATGTCCGGGTTAGCCAGAATGTCATCGATAGCGTAAAGACCATGCCTTCGGATGGACGGCAGGACCTCCGAGGTCACCCAGCGCTTGAAACGCCTCGCCGTGGGCAGCTTGCTTCCGAGGATCAGGGAGTACAGGCCGGACTCGTTGATGACGATGGTTTCCTTCATCTGATTTCCGTCGAAAACCATCAGCTTCTGCCGGTCGTCCTCATCTACGTGCCGGTTGATATCTCGACTACCGTTTTGGTACTCGAGGATGTCGGCGAAGTCCTTGCCGACGAACCACGGTTCACCGTCGATCGTGATGGTGCGTATGGTTCCGAACTCCGCGTTTTTGAATGTTGTCATTTCGTTTGTCATAAGGTTGTCCTTTCCGGGCGGGCGGAAGGTTTTCTGTCTGGTGCTCGCCCTTTCACTTCCCACTGGGGAAAGGCAGCCGTTTTGAGCGAAAAATCACCTCCGCTTATTTCTGCGGAGGCGGGGGATGCATTTGGACAAGGCTGTTTCAATCTTTCTTATAGAACAGCGTGGTGTAACCGTCCGCGCGAAGGACAAGCCCCGGCGCCCACGGAGGGGTTCGGCCCATCTGCTCGCAGATCGCGTCAAGGGAGGCCGACGGGTCCGCCTCGATGATCAGCTCGTCATGGACATGCATGACGATCCGGCAGTTTCGCAGCGTCTTCATGGCGTGACACAGGATGTCGCGGGAAGTGGCCTGCACGATGTTCTCCACGAATTTCGGACCGTAGGAGTCGAGCCGCTCCCATTTCTTGGAAGCGCCGATGCCCTCGTAGGTGACGCATTCGCCGCCGAACCTGTTCGTCCCGATCCTCGGCTTCACATAGGCGAGCCTCCTGCCGGAGGGCAGCCGGATGAACAGCATCCCGGAGCGGCAGTCGAATGTCAGGCCGTAGATGGTGGAAGGGACATGGTATCGGACGGCGTTCATGACGGCCCTGTCCACATCCCACCAGAACCGGACGATGCGGGGGTTCGTCTGCCTCCACGCGTCGACCAAGGGAGGAAGCTCATCCTCGGAGAGTCCCATCTCGAGCGCGCCCATCGCCTTGAGCGCCCCGACCGACCCGCCGTAGCCGAGCGCAAGCTCCGCGATCTTGCCTTTCTGCCGCAGGTGCCCGTTCACCCCGTGTTTTTCGACCGGCACATGGAACATCTGGGAAGCCGATGCGCAGTAGATGTCGCCGCCGTCCTCGAATACCTTTTGCCGCCACTTCTCGCCGGCGTACCATGCGATCACCCTTGCCTCGATGGCGGAGAAGTCGGCGACGTAGAAAAGCATGCCGTCCTTCGGGATGAAGGCCGTCCGGATGAGCTGCGAGAGCGTGTCCGGGACATCCTCGTAGAGCATCTTGACGGCCTCGAAGTCCCCGGACTTCACCAGTGCGCGGGCGGAGGAGAGATCCTCCAGATGGTTCTGTGGGAGGTTCTGCAGCTGGATCAGGCGTCCGGCCCAGCGGCCTGTGCGGTTCGCACCATAGAAGGCGAACATCCCACGTGCCCTTACGTCCTCGCAGATGGCCCGCTGCATGGTCTGATATTTCCTGACGGATGATCTGGCAAGCTGCTGGCGAAGCTCAAGAGCCTCCCTGAGTCTTGGCGGAACGGAATCGATAAGCTTTGCGACCTCTTTTTTCCCGAGGCTTCCGACCTCGACCCCTTGCAGCGCAAGCCACTGCTTCATCTGCTGCACGCTGTTCGGATTGTCGAGGGAGGTCAGGTCCTTCATCGCGGCAGTGAGCTCCGATCGTGACCGGGAATCCATCTCGATGGCTTTCTCCACAAGATCCATGTCAAGTCGGACGCCGCGGTCGTTGATCTCCTGATCGATGTGGTATTCGTCCCATACGAAGTCCGGCACCGGGAATTTGGACAGTCGCTGCTTGATCCCCATTTCCGTTTCGACGTCCCGGATGTTGTAGCGCTTGAACGCTTCCCACTTGTCCGGGGCGTGGCGGGGAAGGTTCCTGGTCCTGCCACCGTTCGATTTCGTCGGGGCGCAGGGGGCGCAGTAAAATTTGATGAGATTCCTGCCCTCTGTGAGCTTCTGCTTCTCCAGCCCGAGGACCGTGCCGACGCCTTCCAATGAGCGAGGCAGCCCCATCGTGGATGCCCAGACCATGGAGCAGCGCCAGCTTTCCGGGTTCAGGAAACGGGCGCGTTCCGTGGACAGTGGATGGCCGTCGTGGAACGGGTCGAGGCTCAGGCCCTTGTCGCGCAGGTACCGGGACAGGCAGACACGTTCGAAGTTCGCGTTGTACGCCCACTTGACGACCTCGTCACTGACAAGGGCGTCGATGAGGTCCGGCGGGAGCGTTTCCCCCTGCGCGAGATCGATCGTCCCGGCCTCGCCGTTGTCGACGGAATATCCGAAGAGCAGGATCTCGAAGGCGGGAGATTCGGCGTACTTATACACGCCGCATTTGCCGAGCTCGACGTCACTATAGGTTTCAATATCTATGCTCAGTGTTTTCACTATTTGCCTCCAACCAGACAGGCGGCGGGGATCGCTCCCCACCGCCTGCCGTGTGCTTATTTCAGGCCGGGCTCCTTCTTCATCCGCGCATCGTGGTATTCCTTGTCACGCCGTGCCTTCTCAAGCTCGAGCTTTTTCTTCTCGGCTTCCCACTTCGCGTTCTCCATGTCGCGTCTGCGGTCATTGACCGTGTCGATGACCGAGCGGACGATCCAGAAAGCGGCGAGAAGGATATACAGAGAGAGGGTTAAAGCGCAGAGAACATATGTCCAGGTCATGGCGGCCTCCTTAGTTCAGGAAATCCTCGTCATCGTCGGTTGCGAAGTCGGACTCGGCGCTTGCCTTTCCTCCGAGCGGCTCGCCGTCACGGATCTTCTGCAGGTTGTTGAGCCCGCAGGCGATGCCCCTGTTGCCGGAGCTGTTGAAGGCGTAGAAGGTGATGCTGGCGCGTCCGTAAACGCCGCTGTACACCTCCGAGCGGGTGAGGATCGGATTCAGGTCAGCATCCACGATGCCCGGAGCGGTGGTGGCGTTCGCGTTGACGAAGTAAGCGTTCCTGTAGGCATCGTCGTCCGGACGCTCCACATCGCCGTCGCGCAGGGGCGTCTTGATCGCCGACAGGGCGGGCACGCTCTTTCCGTTCCCGCGGAGCTTGGCCTCGCCTTCCTTGTAGGCCGCCTCGATGGCCGCCTTGATCTTGGTGAGCGTCGCGGTGTCGGATTTCGGGATGATGAGGCTGACGCTGTACTTCGGGGTTCCGCCGTTGATTGACTTCGGCTCCCACACGTTTGCATAGCTCCAGCGGGTGTTCGGTCCAGTGATGACCTTCATGGGGTTAGCGATTCTTCTACTCATGATCTTTTTCCTCCTTGAAATCGTTTTTTGCTGTGTTCATGGCCGGGCGCTTGTCGCTGTCCGGCACGAGTGTTGGCTTGCCCTGCGGTTTTTCGATATATGCCGACAGGAGTTCATCGAATCGGGACTTGCCGAGAAGCCTCTGCATGGCCGTGATGCCGAGGAGCTTCCTCTCGTACGGGTCGTATCCGGCGTCGGTGACCGCCTTGGCGACGGATGCCTCGCTGGTGTATTTGCGGACGGATCGTCCCTCGACCAGTTTGAAGCCGTGCCATTCCTTACCGGAAAGCGCCTGCCGGAGCGCGTACTCCTTGATGTCGGACGCCCAGGAGACCAGACCGTCCACCTTGGAGAGGACAATCTCGATCTCCGTGTCAGAGAGCTCCGGCGGGAGCTTGAAATCGTGCTGCGCGAGCTTCAGGTACTCCTCGGCCCGGGCACGGCAGATGCTCTTCGCCTTGCAGAACCGGCACCAGTCGCCGCAGGAGAATTCTCCCTTGCCGACCCATGCGAGATCCGCGGCGGGCTTCAGGACCTCTGCGGCCCAGGTGAGAAGACCCGTCTTCGGGATCCGCCATTCGCTGATGTTTGCGCGTCTCGGCTGGTAGATATGCAGCGCGACGTCAGTGATGTCGTAGATGTCGTCGAAAAGCTCCAGGGCCCCGAGCGCGTAGCATTTGAGCTGCGGGTTGTCCTCGGCCGACACCTCGATCCCGGTCCCGTACTTGAGATCGATGACGTGGAGCGTCCCGTCCGCGATGACGAGTGCGTCGGCGGTCCCGAAGCCCTGTTTCACCCAGCGGGAGAAGTCCACGCGCTGCTCGACCATGACGGCCGGGTCCGCGCAGGCTTCCTTCGCGGCCTGCACCTGCTCGAGCACGTAGCCCGCGTATCCGTCGGTCGCCCCATCCATCTCCTCGTTATAGAAGTCGAGGCCCTCGGTCGGATCGTCGGCCGGCTGGCCGAGCGCCTTGCGGAGCTTGTACTCGGCGAGGGCGTGGGCGCAGGTGCCCTCGAGGGCGTAGTCGCTTCCATTGTCCGCGAAGCTCTCGCCGAGTCTGACGGACGGCGGGCAGTGTATCCACCGGTCTGAGCCGGACGCGGAAAGGACCGCATGCTGTCTTTCAGAATTCATTGAGTCCCTCCGCGTCATACAGCAGGGCCTCGTAGTCATTCGGGTCGACGGCCGACAGTTTGCTTGCCCCGTACTTGTGGAGCAGCTCGCGCACCTGATCCGTGTATCCGGCGCGGGACTTGTCCGCAAGCACGGCACGGACACCGGCCAGCGACAGCTTCGGTTTCTCCTGCTGGTCGGCAGCGGTATCTGGATCCTGCTGCTTATCGTCCCCGGCGGACTGCCGGTCGAGCCAGTCGGCTGCGGCATTAATGGCAGCGGCTGCATCCCTGAGCTTTTTGATTGTCTGATCCATCTCGGACGCTGTTGGCATTTGCTTTTCCCCCTTCCTCGGATTTGCTGTTGGCTGCAAGGATCGTCAGGTTCCTTGCCAGTCTTGCGGAGACGCGGCTGATGGCGTGCAGGAGTCGGATCTCCTCGTTCGCCGTATCCGCCGGTGCGCCTCCGCTGTCCGTGTGGCTGCGGTACATGTTGTTCACCTCGCTTTCCGGGCTCTTGTCATGCCCTTCACCTTCCACTGGAGAAGGGCCCGCGATTTGAGCGGAGGAAAGGAAAAAACTGCCACTGTCCTGAAATCGGGACAGCGGCAGACGGATAACGGGGATCAGGAGTTGCGGTAAGGCCGGAACTCGTCGCGGAGCCTCTTCATGCGATCCGAGAAGGTCTTCTGCGGCCGACCGATGGCCTCGGCGATCTTCCGGTCGGAAAGATTCGGGTTCTCGCTCCAAAGCTCGAGGATCTTGTCCGCGTCAGGATCAAGCTCATGCAGACGAGCAGTGAGCCGTTCCAGAAGGTCCCGGTCGGATATGATCTCTTCGGGAGTCGGGTTTTCGCCCGGCACATAATCGCCGCGCGTCCCCTCGCCGTCAGGCAGCGGGTCATCAAGGGAGACCTCGTTGCGCGTGTGGAACTCGCAGTCGACACAGTTGCCGTCACACAGCCACCACTTGCCGCGCGGGCAGAAGCAGCGCCCCCAGTACTGCTCGCGCTTGCGCAGATTCGTGCGCCACCTGTCGAATTCCCGGTACTGGTCCTCTGGCACCTCATACCAGGTGCGGGTGGTCTTGTCATAGATCCGTTGACTCTGATTGCCGTTGCTTTTCATGTGCGATACCTCCGTTCGCTTCTCCCGAACCGGAGGCACCGCGCAGAAAAGGAGCGTGGCCAGCCATCCAGAACGGGAAATCCGTTCTGAAAGGCCAGCCACGCTCGTAAGCTGGTTGTTGTTCAGTTATTGCCGCTATTGCAGTTCGAGCCACCTCTGTGCACCGGGGTGAACGGCCATGACGGCGGGCGGTTTATTGACGCACCCGGGTCGCAGAGAATCAGTCGTCGTTGATCATCAGCTCGAGGTCGCTGAAGACCTCCTCGTAACATGCAGGGCTGAGGTCATCGAAGCAGGTGGCGTCATACCTTGCGAACACCGCCTTGGCCACGGCCGCCCCATAGATGGAGCAGACCTCGTCCGCGCTGCTCTCGATGTTGATGTGCCACATTTCCTTGTCGTCGCGGGTCATTTCCTCACCTCCGTCGTTCTTTGCCTGTTTTTGTCGATTAGTTCCTATTGACGTCTCAGTGACGCGCATATCGTTGATTTACTCACGCAAAACCCGTATAATGTGGTCAGGAGTCTGTTTTTCGTTGTCTTCGGGGCCCTTCCGATCAACTGCTCACATTGTCGGGGAGGCATCAGGTACCGGGAAACAGGAGAAAAGACGCAAATCAGGTACCGCAGGTACAAAATCAGGTACCAGCCAGGTACCGGGGAGGTGAGCACCATCAGAAGCAACGAGTTTCTCAACAAGCTGTACGGGTATCTGCCTAATCAGAGGAACCAGGGAACCTACGCCATACTGTTCTTCAACGCTGCAGGGAGCCACCATTTCGAGATGCCCGCTTCGTATGTTGAGCGGACGAATAAGGCACTGGAGGCCGAAAGGCGGTATATCAAGGATCGGCCGTTGACCAATGAGATAAAGAACAGCTTTCCGAATCCGATTGATGCTGGTGGGCTCGCCGCGTTCATCAGCGGGAGACTCGAGGACAGCATGCTCGCGGCATGCATGGCCGATTTCGGGATTCCCTCCGGAGTCGAGCAGGATAAGGACAAGTTCTGCAGAGCGCTTGCCGTACAGTTCAGCCTGTTTGTGACATCACAGAATGATGACGTGGACAATGCCGTCTGGGAGATATATCAGACACTTCTCGAGGGGCAGCCGATTTCCGCTGATGACATCAGCGGCCCAAGATACGCAGGTGATGACGTCTATGTCGAATTCGGAAGCAAGCAGCATATGGCGGACTGCTATGAGATCGTTCACCACGAGTGGAAGCTGCAGAACAGCGGCAGGGTTCCATGGCATAACCGCAAGCTGGTGCTGGTGAACCAGCAGGACATACACCCGCGGCCCATTGAGGCGAAGATTTCGGTCCCAGATACAGGTCCGGGAGGATTTACAAAAATAGCCACGGACATAGATGCCCGCGGCTTCGAAGGTGACTTTGAATGCAAGTGGGAGATGCAGGACGCCAATGGCGAGAACTGCTTCCCGAACAAAAGGTGGGATTTCAACATAAGAATCCATGTGGCGTTCAACGCGATGGCAGGAGGAGACGAACGTGGATAAGAACGTAGAGAAATGGTCGACGATGAAGGACGTGCAGGAATACCTCGGCGTGGGACGCGAGAGCATCATGCAGTGGATCAGCAAACGGAACATGCCCGCGTATAAGGTCGGGCGATTATGGAAATTCAAGCTCAGCGAAGTCGATGACTGGATTCGTTCCGGCGGCGCGGCAGAAAGCAATGAGGAGAAGGACAGCTGATTGGCCACAGTGTTGGTAATCCAGTCGGTAATACACGATAGATAGAAAAGGAATGCCGCCGCTGATAATCGACGGCGCGGAGGAAAAAGCAATGGACAATCAGGAATACAATTCGATAGTCAGCTTCATCTGGGGAATAGCTGACGACTGCCTACGTGACGTGTACGTCCGCGGCAAATACCGTGACGTCATCCTGCCGATGACGGTCATTCGCCGCCTCGACGCGATGCTCGAGGAAACGAAACCGGCCGTGCTGGAAATGAAGAGACAGTTGGATGCGGTGAGGATCGACAACCAGTGGCCTGCTCTCTGCAACGTAGCGGGACAGGCATTCTGCAACGCTTCCCCGTTTCTGCTGAAGGATCTCACCAGCCGTGGAAAGAAGCAGACGCTTGAAGCAGACTTTAAGGCATATCTGGATGGTTTCTCTCCGAATGTGCAGGAGATCCTCGACAAGTTCAAATTCCGCGACCAGATCAAGGCTATGGTCGATGCGGATATCCTTGGCGCGGTCATCGATAAGTTCACGTCATCGGATATCAATCTCAGCCCGGATCCTGTCTACAAGGACGCGGAGAAAAAGATCGTGAAGCTGCCGGGACTCGACAACCACGGCATGGGAACAATCTTCGAGGAGTTAATCCGCCGATTTAACGAAGAAAACAATGAGGAAGCCGGAGAACACTGGACACCGAGGGACGTTGTCGAGCTCATGGCTGACCTTGCTTTCTATCCCGTTGAAGACCAGATCAAAGATGCAACATACTCCTGCTATGACGGAGCCTGTGGCACAGGAGGAATGCTTACGGTTGCTCAGGCACGACTCCTGACGCTTGCAGGCCGTCGCGGAAAGAATGTCTCAATTCACCTGTTCGGACAGGAGGTCCAGCCGGAAACCTATGCCATCTGCAAAGCTGACATGCTGCTCAAAGGCGACGGTGAGGAAGCCGAGCACATCTTCTATGGCTCAACACTGTCACTGGACGGAAACCCGTCGCGGCAGTTCGACTTCATGCTTTCCAATCCGCCATATGGAAAAAGCTGGAAAACAGACGCAGACAAGATGGGTGGCAAGAGTGAAATCCTCGACACTCGTTTCAATGCATATCTTCCCGGAGGAGAGGAACTGAAGATGATCCCGCGCACAAGCGACGGTCAGCTTCTCTTCCTGCTCAACAACGTATCCAAGATGAAAACCGACACAGAACTCGGTAGCAGAATCATCGAGGTACATAACGGATCATCCCTGTTCACAGGTGACGCAGGCAGCGGTGAAAGCAATGCCCGCCGGTATATGATCGAACGTGATCTGGTAGAGGCCATCATCGCCCTGCCGGATAAGATGTTTTACAATACTCCGCTTAATACCTATATTTGGGTACTTTCCAATAATAAGGAAGAACGCCGCAAAGGGAAAATACAGCTCATCGATGCGACGAATATGAAATCAACCCTTCGTAAAAACTTAGGTGATAAGGCTTGTGAACTCACACCTGATATTAGGAAAGAAATCGTGCGCATTTTTCTTGATATGGAAGAAAGCGACGTCAGCATGATCTTCGACAACAGCGAGTTCGGATACTGGAACGTAACCGTCGAGCGCCCGCTGCGCCTACGTGTGTTCCCGGAAAGAGAAATTCCTGCAGATACATTCAAGAAGCAGTCGGAGCTTGATTTCGTTCGCGAAGCCATCGCCAAGGTTCCTGCAGGAACACCGCTTGACGACTGGGACGCCTTTGCCAAGGCTACAAAGCTGAAGAAAACCCAACTCAAGAAGATCCGTCCGTTTATCACAGAGACTGATCCGGATGCAAAGGAAGTCGAAGGCGAATCCGATCCGAACCTGCGTGACTCAGAAAACATCCCGTTCAACTACGACGGCGGGATTGATGCGTTCATCGAAAAGGAAGTCAAGCCGTATGCGCCTGACGCCTACGTGGATGAAAGCAAGACAAAGATCGGCTACGAGATCAGCTTCACAAAGTACTTCTATAAGCCTGTGCAACTCCGTGACATGAAGGACATCCTTGCTTCGCTTTCCGAACTCGAAAAAGAGTCGGATGGCGTAATGGACGAGATTGTGGAGGGACTGGAGTAATGGTTGAATACGACGACTATAAAGAAATTAACCTTCCGTGGCTTAAAAAGATACCGTCTAATTGGGATATAGAACGGAATAAGCAATTTCTCCATGAAAGCAAGGAAACTGTGGGCGATAAATCATCAGAATATACACTGCTTTCACTTACTTTAAGAGGAATTGTAGTCAGAGATTTATCTGATAATAAAGGTAAGTTCCCGGCAAGCTTTGACACCTATAAAGTTGTCGAACCAGGAGACATGGCGTTTTGCTTGTTTGATGTCGACGAGACACCGAGGACAGTGGGTCTGTCCAATCACAGAGGAATGCTTACAGGTGCTTATGATATTTTCCATGTTGATGGCATTAATGCCCAATATCTTTATTACTATTACCTTGCTTTGGATAACGTTAAAGCATTAAGGCCTCTATATACAGGATTGAGAAAGACAATCAATATAAATACGTTTCTTTCCCAGAAGATGCCTGTTCCTCCCCGTGCCGAACAGGATCAGATCGTGCGGTTCCTCGACTGGAAGGTTTCCGCGATCAATAAGCTGATCGGAATCCGACGGAAAGAAATACAAGAGCTTGAAGAGATGAAAAGAAGCAAGATTGGCGCTATTGTCATGGGTCAATCTCGCATGCAACAAAAGAAGTCCGATATTACATGGGTAGACACGATTCCAATTAACTGGGAAGAAAAACCTTTAATACAGTATGCGTACGAACGCTGTATTAAAAATGTAGGAATGGTAGAAGATAATCTTTTGTCACTTAGTTATGGAAAAGTTATCGACAAGGATATTAATACCACAGATGGCTTACTACCGGCCAGCTTTGAAGGTTATCAGATAGTTGAACCTGGGAATATCATTCTTCGTCTTACTGATTTGCAAAATGACCATAAAAGTTTGAGAACAGGGTTAGTGACACGAAGGGGAATAATAACTTCAGCCTACACGTGTCTTGAAACACGTGATGATATTTTACCAGAATATCTGCAGCTTGAATTGCATGTAGCAGACTTATGTAAAGTTTTTTATGGAATGGGTGGAGGCGTTAGACAAAGCATAGGCTTTAAAGACATCAAAAGAATGATTATCGCTATTCCGCCTCTGTCCGAACAGCATGAAATTTTGGATCTGATACATGATATTGATGCACCTATAGACAAACAAAAAGAGCAATATTTGAAGATTATCAATGAACTCGAAGAGTTGAAGAAAGCCATCATCTCTGATGTTGTTACCGGTAAAATCGATGTCCAAAATGTCACTGTTCCCGAGTACGAACACGTAGACGACATTGCCGACATTGATTCCGAGGGCGACGAAGAAACAGATGAATCAGAAATCTATGGAGAGGAGGATTGATCATGGCTTTTACGGATAAAACCGAGAAGGGCTTTGAGACGATCATCGTGAACTGGCTCGTAGATCAGAATGGTTACGAGCAGGGAACGAATGACGACTACAACAAGGAATACGCCGTAGACGAAACCCGCCTCTTCCGGTTCCTGAATGATACACAGCCGAGGGAAATGGCAAAGCTTGGTGTGAATAACAGTGATCAGAAGAAGCGGCAGTTCCTGAACCGCCTCTCCGGAGAGATCGCCAAGCGCGGCATTATCGATGTACTGCGAAACGGTGTGAAAGCGTACCCGGCTGACCTCATCATGTTCTACTTCACGCCGACGGAAAACAACGAGAAGTCAAAGCAGATGTTTGAGAAGAACATCTTCGGCGTGACACGGCAGCTTCGCTATTCTATCGACGCTTCGAAGCTCGCGCTTGACCTTTGCCTGTTTATCAACGGCCTGCCGGTCATCACGATTGAGCTTAAGAACCATTTCACCGGTCAGACGACAGCGGATGCCGTTGAGCAGTATAAGGAAGATCGTGATCCGCGGGACACGCTGTTCTCGTTCAAACGGTGCATGGTGCATTTCGCGGTAGACGACCAGACCATCATGTTCTGCACGAAGCTCGCCGGGAAGGACAGCTGGTTCCTTCCATTCAACAAGGGCTATAACGATGGTACAGGCAATCCGCCGAACCCGGACGGCATCATGACAGACTATCTGTGGAAGGACATTCTGACAAAGTGGAAGCTCTCCCGCATTATCGAGAACTACGCTCAGGTCGTCGTTGATGAAGATCCGGACACGAAGAAGAAAACCGTGAGACAGATCTGGCCACGCTACCATCAGCTGGACTGTGTGGAGAAGCTGCTCGCGGATGTAAAGCAGAACGGCGTCGGCAAACGCTACCTTATTCAGCACAGTGCCGGTTCCGGGAAGTCGAACTCTATCGCGTGGCTTGCACATCAGTTGATCGGTCTTGAGCAGGATGGCCATCCGATGATCGATTCCGTTATTGTGGTGACTGACCGTAGGATCCTCGACAAGCAGATCCGTGACACCATCAGGCAGTTCATGCAGGTGAAGAACACAGTGGTATGGGCTCAGCATTCCGGGGATCTGAAAAAGGCCATCCAGGACGGTAAGAGAATCATTGTCACGACGGTCGAGAAATTCCCGTACATCTCACAGGAAATCGGACAGGAGCACCTGGACAACAGGTTTGCCATCATCATCGACGAGGCGCACTCCGGACAGAGCGGACGCAACTCGGCGAACATGAACCTCGCGCTCTCCGGCATGGCCTCCGACGACGAGATGGACAACGAGGACAAGATCAACGTTATCGTCGAAGGCCGGAAGCTCGTCAAGACCGCAAGCTATTTCGCGTTCACCGCGACGCCTAAGAACAAGACCGAGGAGGTCTTCGGCACGCCGTATGAAGAGGACGGAATCGTCAAGCACAGGCCGTTCCATGTCTACACGATGAAGCAGGCGATTCAGGAAGGCTTCATCCTTGACGTGCTGAAGAACTACACGACCATCGACAGCTGGTACAAGATCGCCAAGAAGGTCGAGGACGATCCGATGTTCGACAAGAAGCGCGCCCAGAAGAAGCTGCGCTCCTTTGTCGAGGGCAACCCGGACGTCATCGCCAAGAAGGCCGCCATGATGGTGGATCACTTCCACGAGCAGATCATTGCCAGGAAGAAGTTGAACGGCAAGTCTCGTGCCATGGTCGTGACGGCAAGCATCCCACGCTGCATCGAGACCTACTATGCCATCAACAAATGCCTTGCTGAACGTCATAGCCCGTACAAGGCGATCATCGCGTTCTCCGGCGAATGCAGGTACAACGGGCAGGAGCCGGCTCTTACGTCCGCCGAGATGAATGGGTTTCCCGATGCCAAGATACCAAAGGAGTTCAAGAAGGATCCATACAGGCTCCTCGTCGTCGCGGACATGTTCCAGACGGGATTCGACGAGCCGCTTCTGCAGACCATGTATGTGGACAAGCCGCTCTACGACATTGCGGCGGTGCAGACACTGTCCAGATTGAACAGGGCCTGCCCGGGCAAGGACGAGGTCTACGTGCTGGACTTCGCCAACAAGACATCGACGATCGAGGAGGCGTTCTCTAAGTTCTATAGGACGACGATTCTGTCTGGAGAGACCGACCCAAACAAGCTCTACGATCTGATAACCATCATGGAAGAATACCAGGTCTATGACAGTGATGATGTGGATCATGTGGTCGATCTGTTCCTCAATGGCGCTGAAAGGGATCGTCTCGATCCGCTGCTTGACCCATGTGTCGTCACTTACAATGAGTTGGAGATGGATGACCAGATCAAGTTCAAAAGCGCGGCGAAATCCTTTGTTCGCACCTATGGCTTCCTTGGCTCCATCCTACCTTACGGGAACGTGGACTGGGAGAAGCTCTCCATCTTCCTGAATCTCCTGATTCCGAAGCTTCCGTCTCCTCGCGAGGACGATCTGTCTGAGCGAATCCTGTCCGCAATCGACCTCGACAGCTATCGAAATGAGGCACAGGAGGCTGTCGCCATCAAGCTCGAGGATGAGGACGCGGAGATCGCGCCGGTCCCGGCCGGGAAAGTCGGCCATGTCGTCGAACCGGAGACGGATCCGCTGTCGCAGATCATCTCGGAATTCAATGACATGTTCGGCAATATCCAATGGAATGATGCAGACAACGTGCAGAAGCAGATCCTGCGGATCCCGGCAATGGTGTCACGCGACGAGAAGTACCAGAACGCCATGCGTAATTCGGATGAGCAGGAGGCGAGGACCGAAGGCGAACGCGCCTTGCAGAAGGTCATCTTCGCCATCATGTCGGACAACATGGAGCTGTTCAAGCAGTTCCAGGACAATCCGTCATTCAAGAAGTGGCTGACCAACATGGTGTTCAACCTGACGTACAACAAGGAAGGCAAGCCGTATGAGGTTCCGGACGATGCCACGCAGGCACGCAAAGGCAAGGTGACCGAATATCAGCGCTTCCGGCAGACCGGGTATTCGAACGACATGGTCGCCGAAGGCAAGAGTACCTATGGAGAGAAGAATGATTCAGTGAATTGATGTTAGCTGAAGCAGACAGGAGGCAAACGGCGTGGAGTTATCAAAGACTGTAAAGGACAAAACATTCGATGATTACTTTACCGAGGTGAGGCATTCCGAGACCATCACAGGGATGCTCCGCCAAGGTTCTCTGCGCCTATTCTGCCTTAACGTCAGGAACGGAAAGATCAGATCATCCGATCTTGAGAAATTCGCCATGCTCAACATCGGGCGCTACGTTTTCTCACGGGCAAAGCAAGAGAACTTCCGTAGTGCAGGCAACCTGGATTCCGTGACGCAGCAGGCGCTTCGGGTCATGAGAAAGAGCACGAAAGCGCGGAATATAGCCGCTGGCGAGACGCTTGGCGAAATTATGGTTTACGCCGTCATGGAAGAAAAACTGAACGCGCACAAGCTCCTGAGCAAGATCGAACTTGGCACCGATGCCGCCCAGTATGCGAGCGAAGCGGACGGAATCCATTTCCTATGCAAAGATGGTGGGAACGTGCTGTCGGATCAGATGGTTTTCGGCGCTTCCAGCGTCACCGGTGATATCAAGGACGCCATCGACATCGCATTCGAGAAAATATCTCGCATCGCGAATCATGAAGACAGCGAGCTGCTCCTTATCGAAAAAACGGCACTGGACCGTTTTTACGAAGAAGACGACCTGAAACTGTTAACCAGCTACGTTATCCCAGAGGAGCACAAGAACGCCTCATATGGGACATCGTTCGGCGTGTTCCTCGGATACTCGCTCGGCATGATCCCCGACGGCTACGACGATGACCAGTTCAGGGAACACATGCACCTGAAAATGATTCGGGATATCAAAGCCCACGAGGACTACATCGCCGGAAAGATCAGGGAGGCTGGGCTGCAGAACCACTCGTTCTATTTCTTCACCCTGCCGCTCAATCAAGCCGAAACGGAAAGCAACGAGATCATGCAGCATGTCATGGAAGGAGATGTCGACCTATGAACACTGGTAAAAGAACACTAGGGTCGGCCATCTTCGCCGAGATCGAAAACAATGATTATCTCGGGAAGCTG